TAAAAATGGAGAACCACTGGATGATGGTATTACACTCAGTAGTAATTGGAATTATATTATGCGTATTTATGATATTTGGATTAGGGCAAAAAAATGAGGTTGCGGAACGTAGAAGTATTTTAATAGCATCATTTGTTTTAATCTATATGATATTATTCGGACACGGATTGCCCTTAAAGTTAAATAAAATTTAGATAAATTTTATGCCAGTTTGAAATATCCGACGGTCTAAAATCTAAAATCATCTAAGAAACACACTAGTAAGAGGTAGGAGAGCACATGGCTAGAACAGCCAATACCGAAGGAGCTCTTCTCGAGTTAATAGCTCGAGGGGAAAAAGACAAATTCTTTTTTAAAGACGATGAATCTTCCGAAAATCCTTTCAACTGGGAATATTTACGCTATCCTGCTACAATTCCTGAAGTCCGTCGAACAGTTCCATTAAATGCTCCAAGTTTTGGCGGACAACGAATCGAATGGGAGTTTGACTTACCAGGCGATATATTAACAGATGTTTCTATAGTTGTTGAACTTCCATCATGGATACCACCAGCTATTCAGAAAGTCAATAAAAAGGGTAGTATATATATACAAGCTACTGGGGGATCACCAAATGTCAAGTATGGGTATGTGAATGGTATTGGATATTTTTTATTCAAGAAAATAGAATTATATCAAGACACATTCTTACTACAAGAATTTACTGGTGATTCCTTATTTTTATCCGAACGTGGATCTGGTTCTTGGAATAGTGGATTCTTAAATGATACACTGAAAGGTCTTCATGATGGTTCCCCCATAAGCATACAACGTAATGCTACACCCGAACGCATTTCATTACGCCTACCTATAGTTGGTTGTAATCAACAAGGTCAGTCACCTGGATTACCAATATGTGCTTTACGAGGTCAGACATTCAGACTACGTGTATGGCTACGTAGCTTTTCAGAGCTTATTGAAGCATCTGACGGTTCAATTCAACCTTCTCCATTAAATAAGACTTTCCAATATCAAAATGTATCTGGAGGACCTATACTTTCCTTTACTACAGGCTCACTTGAGACACTAGGTAAACCTGTATTAACTCTCGAAACAAGGCAACTCTATGTAAGTAATGAAATACGCAAATTTCTTGCGAAACAGGCTTATTCTATACCTTTTCCACGCTTCTATGAAAATAATTTTACAATAAATGGGTTTGACTATAAAAAAATACGAACTGGTCTAACACCCACATTTATAAACCGTATTCTTGATGCTAATTTTAGTGTAGAGCAACTTATTATTGCATTTCGCAGTGGAATATCAAAACGATCAAATCAATTATGGAATCTAACAAATAATGTGAGTGGGGTTCCTAGTATTTATGGTTCTGGACCTGACGCTGGATTTTATTCTGACCTTCAATTAATTATTGCTGGAAAAACACGTGAAGAACCATATGGACCACTACTATGGTCTTCAATTGTTGCCGATGCAAAACATGAACGTTCCGTGTCTCAATCTATGAATTATTTGAATTGGACATTGGGATATCAATGCCAAGCATTAAGTCCAGCCTATAAGGAGCCAATGGGATCTATTAATTTCAGTACTGCTAATAAACCAACACTTTCACTTGTACCTGTTGATACACTTGATGACCCTATACTACATCAAAAGCAGACTGAAATTATTTGTTTAGCAGAATCGTGGGGTCTCTATGTAATTCAGGATGGACGTGGTTCATTGGCATTTGCTAATTAATCATCTTTAGTAGTAACTAAAGACTTATTTGCTTGTAGTATAGTAGATGGCTGATGTTAATTCAGTGTTTCTTAGTCCTGAAAATGGAAATACACTATGTTCTAGACCAATTGGAGATAAAACAACAATTATAGATATTGCCGATCGCGATGAAATGGATGATAAGCTATTTCCTTTAACATCTGAAATATCATGGTTTACTCGCAATACAGGTCGTCGTGTTTTACCATTCACACCTGTTCTTCAAGAATTTTCCTACAAAGGTGCTGCTGAGTTTGGTAACAGGTTAGTATTTGAATGCGGTAGTGTAAATGCTGGTGATATATTATTCACTGTTGCATTACAGATAAAATTAGGACATTGGTTTCCACCACAGGCTCAAGAATATATACAATCTGGTCGTTATACATATGTGAATCCATCCGATGCCTGGTTTTATGCTAATAGTCTCGGCACAAGTCTAATAGAATCTGCTGAATTTATGCTTGAAGATCAGACAATTGAGCGAATTGATGGGGATTTCACAAATATTGTCAGTAATTTATATCCTGATATAAATTCACAAATAGGAATTGCTACAGATGCATTTGGTATTTATTCAAATAGTGAATTAAGTACCTGGAATTTACAGCAGTTATATCCAACTACAAACGGATATATTACATGTATATTACCATTTAGTTTTCAACGTGTCAGAAGACAAGAGGGATTCCCTTTACTAAGTGTAAAAGAAGGTACAGTACGATTTGCAATAACTCTTAAATCATTTGATAAGGTTGTTCGCCAACTTACTCCTGAACTAATTGGTAGTGAGTGTGGACCGTCTCCTCTTAATAAGGTAACACAATTCTATGATAATTCAGTGACTCCTCCAACTATAGTATTTATTACAAGTGACCCAAATCCTCCTAGATTTGCTGATGTACGTCTTTTAACATCTGGTGTAATGGTTGATGGAAAATTTAGAACTGCTTTAATCCATACTCCCTTTGAAAGACTCTATCGTGAAGTTCAGACGTTTCGATTTGACGAGCCTTTAAAATATAGTACACTTGTATCTGAAGATCAAATTAATATACAGCTTCCTCTTGAATTGAATCACCCTATTGAAGAAATACTATGGGTAGTACGTCGCAAGGCTGTTTCTCTTACAAATAATTGGGTAAATTATAGCGGTGTGTTAGAATGGAATGTCGACCCTGTTTTCAACCCTTCACATGGATTACTGAAATATTGTGTTATTCAAGTAAATGGTGAACCTGTTATTGAAGGTTCTGGGGATTTTTTCCGTCAAAGTATAGCCGAATCTCATAGAGGTGGAATTACTGCTTATAGTAATTATATATATGGATATTCATTTTCTAGGAATCCAGGTAAGCATAATCCATCTGGAACAATCAATACAAGTCGTATGACTGACATACGCCTTCGTCTTAGTATAGAGCCACCAAATGATGTGAAGCCAATTAGTAATGAATGGGAAGTTCTTGTATATGCAACAGCACTCAATTGGATTCGATATGAAAAGGGGATTGCAAATAAATTGTTCTCTTCCTAAGGGGTGTATGTATATGTGTGTATATTCTTATTTATTTTTATTTTTGCTGGTCTAAATTATCTAGTATAGTACTACATTAGTCGCACTATAGTAGATGGTAGCAAGTCTACTTCGTCTTCTACATAGTGGAACACAAGATCAACGTATAGAATCAAAAGTAAAAGGGTCACAAGGACAAGGACAAGGACAAGGACAAGGACAAGGACAAGCAAATCCTACTACCGATGCATTTGCATGGGTACTTCGCAAACCTGGACGATTTACAACCCAATGGCAGCGACTTGATTTTACACAGGTTCCTGATTTTGGAAAAACTGTTTTCTGTACGTTACCCACAAAAGGTGAACTTATTAGTAAATTATATCTAGTTGTAAATTTTCCTGATATTTATAGTCCTCAATTAGCTGCTCAAACTGCATCTCTTGCATCTGGAAAAACATTTAAGGGTCCTCGATTTGGTTGGACAAATAGTATTGGACATGCATTAATTCAATCAACTGGGTGTGATATAGGTGGAAATAGAATAGAAACACTTGATGGAACTATAATGGAAATTACTGATGAATTTAACACTCCTCTTGAAAAGGTAGTATCTAAGAATAGTTTGATTGGCAGATTGGATTCAGGATTTGGCCCAACTAGTCTTGGAAATACTAGTACACCACTCCAATGTAAAATACCACTGCATTTTTGGTTTAGTCGCAATGATAGTACATCCTATTTACCTATAGATGCATTAAATGTGGATTTAGTTCAAGTTAGTGTACAATTCCGAACTATACAAGGGTTAATTGTAAGTGACACATATTCAACTGATACTATAAATATAAATACAAATGGTAATGGAAAATGTACTGATTTAAATTCAGATGGAAACCAATGGGCTCAAATACAAAGTGCTAAGTTTTCAAATACTGATGGATCAGTTATACCTAGTATTTCAATGCCATCTAAATTAAGTCTTGGTGATACATATTTAATGGCAGAATATATATATCTTGATAAGCCTGAAGCAAATAGATTTCGTATTAATGATTTACAATATATAATGACACAACATACTGCATTAGCACCAGTTAATACAAAGATGTTGCCAATGATTACAATTCCAATTGAAATTCAGAATCCTTGTCGCCATATCTATTTTTACGCAAATCGCATTGAGGCTCCAGGATATAGTGCTTATTTTTTGGCAACTCGTGATTTGACAGATGGAACTACATCAACGCCTTGGTGGCCTGATTGTAAAGGATTAAGTATAACTAGTCCTGGAAATTTACGTCCTGGATTCTTACGAAGAGGGTCAGAGCCAATTTCAAGTGTAGAATTTACATATGAAGGCTCATTTATACGTTACAGTACTGAAAATTGTGCATTATTCAGAAGTATTTTACCCAGTTTGGAGGAGAAAAAGTCGCCTTGGCATAATCGTTACATGTATATGATTCCATTTGGAATACAATCTGGACAATTTCCACCAAGTCTTCCATTAGGAGAATCTAACTTTTCTAAGCTACAAAATAAGGAATTACGACTTCGATTTACACCATTAAGTGCTGGCACATCCGATATAAGTGAACCAGTATATCCTCAATATTTGGTTCAATGTTATCTTGAAACATATAATATATTGAAAATATTTGGTGGGCGTGCTACACTTTTATTTGAGGGATAACCATTTTTAAAAATAGAAAATATACAAAAAATATAGAAAAAATATACAAAAATATACAAAAATATACAAAAATATATTTATAGTAGGGGGTATTGTATGATACTAACAAAGCATTTGAAATATAAAGATTACTATATTTCAAATGATACATTTTGGGGATTGGGAATTGAGCATGAAACATACCTGTGTATTGATGAATTGCATATTGTATCTGTTAATGATATGATTACTAAAATAAATAGAGAAAGATATAGTGTTAATTATTTTGAAAGCTATAAAAATGATGAATATAAAAATGCTATGTTGGATATTTTTACTGATAGAACT